GACAACCTGGTCAAGGAAAATCAAGATTTATACCTCAGTTGTTGTCTGTACTTAAGAAGAACTTCCCCGGAGTTTCCCGGGAAGACCTAACTTATGTACGGACTTGCAACGTTGAGTTTTGGGACGGTTATAAAGGACAACCTATAGTCATTTTAGATGACTTGGGCCAAGCAACCTCAGGAAAAGATATTCAAGAATTTCAGACACTAGTGTCTTGTAATCCTTATATTCTTCCTATGGCTGAATTGAGTGATAAAGGAACTTATTTTGTAAGTCCTATTATCATTGCCACTTCTAACCTCTCTTATGGAACCCAACTTAGTCAGGTTTATGAGAGTTCCCCCATCATAGATGACGCTTCTTTTTGGAGAAGATTCCATGTTCCACTTTATTGTGAAACTGGGTCTTACTACCAATTAGACGCGGATCCATGTTGGATAAGACTGGAAAATTTACTTTTCGAGTCTCAACTCAATCGAGAAAATCTTGTTCGAAGGAACGCTTCGAGAAACGATAAAGTGAACGATAAAACGTTCTTTCAGCAAAAAATCAAATTTCACATGGATGTGGATCCTCGTATTTCTGCTAAGCAGAAGACATGGAATCCTATTCCAATTGAGATTGATCTTTTTGCACCAGAACTTAATCGTCTCTTTAGTTCTCGAAGAAAAACACATGAAAACATTTCTGTTTTTTGGAACCAAAAGATTCATGAAGATTTTGACACAACTGAGAGTCTGTTAAATAAAGAATTTTTCTCGCAAGAGATAAATCCTTTTTTACCAGAAAGTCTTGGTCGTGAAGATCTCTTCAAAGAATCCCAGTCTACGACTCTAAATTTAAGATTTGATGCATTCCCACCAGTCGGACCCCTACCCGTTAGGGTGGAACCGATACGTGAGGCTCTCAAAGTGAGAACTATCACAGCTGGTATAGGAGATACATTTTGTCTTAAACCATTCCAGAGAGCTATGTGGAAAGCACTCGGTTTAGAGAAACAATTCTGTCTCACGCATGGTACAAATCAATTGGATTCAGCCATCAAGAGGATTTATGAGCAGAGCTCACCTCACGATGTTTGGATCTCAGGAGATTATACCGCGGCGACAGATAGTTTCGCTATCGAGGCTTCCAAAGCCCTTCTGGATGGTATTTTAGAATCGATCGATCATTTACCTACCAAAAGATGGGCCTTGAAGGAAGTTTCTCCACATCAATTGATCTATCCCGAATCATCTGGTCTTGAACCAGTAATTCAGAAATCAGGTCAGTTGATGGGGTCACTTCTTTCATTTCCTCTTTTGTGTTTACTGAACGATTGTACAGCTTCCGCTATTGGTTTATCACCAGATCAATATTTGATTAATGGTGATGATATCCTGATGAGAACTCATCCGGATAATTACCAGAAGTGGAAGTCTCGTGTTCAGGAGTTTGGACTAAGTCTATCCCTCGGGAAAAACTATATCCACTCTGAATACGGTACAGTCAATTCACAACTTGTTCACAAGGATAAAGTTGTGGATTCAGGAAAGCAAAAGGTTCTTGATCGACGTTCGCGAGTATTAGGAGAGTGTTTAAGAGATCTTGAACGACTCATGAGGGAATCCCCTAGTGAGTTTGTTCATGATATCTTTAAACAAATTAATAGAAAGAAGTTGTCTAGGACAATCCGTTCTATTAATGTCCCTAGTTCTCACGGCGGACTGGCCCTTGATTGGGGGAATAGAGAGAATTTGAGTCTTCGTTCTTTAAGAACGGAGATCTTGGTCTATCTTCATGATTTATTCATTAAGATAAAACCAAGGCCAGATCATATCTCTATCCCTTACCTTTCTTGGGAAAAAGTAGTTGAAAGATCCAACGAAAGAATGGAATTAACTTTCCAGGAGCCAGAGACTTTACACGAATTTCATGAAGATTTTTTAAATCAACAAGCTATTCCTGTAGTCAAAAAGCGACTGATGAGTAATTCCGATCTTCGACATTTGTTTTTAGAACAAAAGATCGAAGATTTACCTCCGTTGAGCTTTCTTTCTTCTATTCAGATCCCCTTTTCCGATTCAATAATACGGAAAGAATTGCAGGGCCAAATTGACCGAGCATTCTTTCGCTTATTTTTGGATGGAAATTCAGGATTTGAATATGAAGACTACAAAACTTTGGTAAACATTAAGACATCAAACCCGGAAACTTCTTTCTCAGAGAAAAAGAAGTTCCTGATTTCGATGATGGACTTGAATGTAAAACCTGATTTTCTCAGTTACATTCCTTGTTCATATCAAGCCAAAAGGTTTGATCTTAATATTTTCAAAAAACAGTTGGGACGTTCTCTCGAACCTAAAGAGTTCGATCTCCCTGATATCCAAGAGGGAACTGTTGATTATTCATTAGAAGTCGAAAGACTCTCTAAAGAACAATTACAGTTATTCGTGGATTCGTGGGAGAATGAATCTTTAGATCCTCAGATTGGTTTTTCTAAAGTCTTATCTGAACTTTCTAGAATAATGCATTCTAAAGGTTCGGAAAGAGCTTAAGAAATCCAATTCGAGGAATCACTCTTATCGGAGTGAGTTCGAGAGAACACGAAGGTCGAAATAGTATACGCGAATGTCTAATTTCAACCGATGCCAGAAAATGAAATATATTGCCCTCTCGTACGAGAGCATTCAAATGAATGAAATTCATTTTCAAGAGTCTAAATGACTCAAAG